AGATATCACTGAAGCACAGGCTATTGGATGGGCTAAAGATGCACTTGGTGAAGACGAAGTAGCATCAATAGAAGCAGGAATAGCTAGTCAGATAGATGCAATGGCTAACCCAACAACATCAAGTGGAGTAACTTGGTAATGACTGAACAATCAAACGTAATCACTATTGATGGTAAAGAGTATAATCAGGAAGACTTATCTCAAGACCAAAACTATTTTATCAATCAGATAAAAGACTTACAGGCTAAAGCTGCAAGTTTAAGGTTTCAACTAGACCAAGTAACTGTAGCACAAAATGCTTTTACAAACTCATTGATACAATCCGTGAAGGGAAGCGAAGAAGATGAAACCAAAGATAGTGCAGCAGATGAAAATGCAGCCTGAGTTAAAAGTACAAATGGAACTAGATGCCCACGAGAAAGAGTGTGCCATCAGATACCAAACAGTCAATGACAAGCTAGAGAACTTAGACAAAAGAATGTGGCGAATAGAAGCTATGTCTATGGTGGGTACACTTAGTGTAGTAGCTTTAATAGTCGCAATAGTGATGAAGTAATAGGAATACAACATGGCAGTACAACAAGAAATGCAAGAATCATTTGCTAGAGTATTAGGTTATGATGGACCTATGCAAGGATTCAATAGCTTTATACAGTCAGACCCTGCAGCTTCAGAAAAGTATAAGGGTATGTTAGCTATTGCTGAAAAGCAGAGAGAGATGGCTAAACAAAACATGATGAAACGCACCCAAGCACCTAAGCCACAGATGGCTCAAGGTGGTTACATGATGGATAGGTTTTCACAAAGTCAACAGCAAGAAACAGTTGGAGGATATGTACCACCACCTACACAATCTTTTAATGTGGGTGGGTTAACTACACTCCCAACGTCTACTCCTCCTGCCCAAGACTTCCAACCTGTAACTAAACCTGTATATGATACTAATCCATATTTAGCGGATGGTACTACTCCTAATCCTAATTATGGTAAAGATACAGGCACTACTACTACATCTGCTCCTAACATAGGAGAGATGGGTGCTCAGATGATAACAACACCCGGATTACCTACAGGCGGTGCGGTAGAAGCAGTTGGTGTAGATGCTGCAACTAATCAATTTTTGCAAACAGGTACAGGTGGTGTAACACCAAGTGCTGTTGCTGTACCTACTACGCTAGCTTCCACAGCCACAGCACAAGGACAGACTAAAACCACTCCTAGTGCAATAGAACCTGCTAAAGCAGAAACTTCGGTTAACACTGCATTACAGCAAACTCAAGCGGCTCAAGGTATTGTCGGTACTAATGCACAAGTAACTGCACAACAGCAGGTAGCTAGTTCCGTATCCGAATTAAATGCAGCACAGGGTATTGCCACACAAATGACTAACCCTGTACAGAGACAAGTACAATCTGGTGAATTAGTATCTCCTGTAGCTAACGCCGAAACAGCCTCTACATATGCGGAACAAATACAGGCAGCAACAGCTACTCCTACAGAAAAGGCAACAGTGCAAGGGCAACTTGCTAGTTTAACTGCTGACTTTGATGCAAGCAATCCTCCTGCGTGGGCAGCAGGTTCTTTACGTGCTGTACAAGCACAGATGGCACAAAGAGGTTTAGGTGCATCTTCAATGGCAGGGCAAGCTATGATTCAAGCGGCCTTAGAGTCAGCACTTCCAATAGCACAAGCGGATGCACAAATACAAGCACAGTTTGAAACACAAAACTTATCTAACAGACAGCAAAGGGCAATGCTTGCAGCTCAACAAAGAGCACAATTCATAGGTCAGGAATTTGACCAAGCATTTCAAGCAAGGGTACAAAACTCTGCACGTATAGGTGACATAGCTAATCAAAACTTTACTGCTGAACAAAACATAGCACTTGAGAATAGTAGAGCAGTCAATACTATGAACCTAAACAACTTGTCTAATAAGCAAGCACTAGTTATAGCAGAAGCATCAGCACTTGCTAATATGGATATGTCTAACTTAAACAATAGACAACAATCTGCTGTACAAAACGCACAGTCTTTTTTGCAAATGGATATGGCTAATCTATCCAATACACAGCAAGCTAATATGTTTAATGCACAGCAAAGAATACAATCTTTGTTTACAGACACAGCTGCTGAAAACGCCGCTAAACAATTTAATGCTACATCACAAAATCAAGTAGACCAATTCTTTGCACAGCTAGGGCAACAAGCTAATCAGTTTAATGCTACACAAGTTAATGCACAAGAACAGTTTAATGCAGGGCAAAACAATACAGTAGAAAGATTTAATGCTGAATTGAATAATGCACGTGACATATTTAATGCACAAAACCAACAAGTAATAGCACAGTCTAATGCTAATTGGAGAAGACAGATAGCTTCAGCAGATACTGTAGCTGTCAATCGTGCTAACGAACTTAATGCTCAAAGTATATTAGGTATAAGTAATCAAGCTTATAATAACCTATGGCAGTATTATGGCGATACTATGGAGTGGGCGTGGACATCAGCAGAGAATGAAAGAAGTCGTGTTGTTGATTTAGCTAAAGCACAATTAGCTGCTGATGCCGATGCTGATATACAGAAAATGAAGAATGATTATAACTCATCGGCTGCGTTTGGTGGTCTTATGACTAAGTTTATTGGAGGAGCACTAGGATTCTAATGATTACTAACCCTATGATTATGGCACTAAATGGTGTACCAACCATTGAAGAAGAGACAGAGGTAAAGAAAATACCATCTAAAGGATTACTTACTCGTACTATGGATTCAAAACAATCCACAGGCAGTTCTCCTGATGATGTTAAAATGCGTGTAGCAAGATATGTACAAGATATACGTAACAAAAGAAAAGGTTTAAAAGATGCCTGAATTAAATGAAGTCGTACATGATGGTCCTGTAGCAGGTCAGTCTCTAACAGCAGAGTTTGGTGCTAGACCTTGGCAGAGTCCACCACAATATAATACACTAGAAGAAGCCTTAGAGTGGTATGTACCTAGACTAACAAACAAAGCATTTACTACAGAGCTATTTGATATAATAGAAATGGGAATACCATTAACTACTATAGCTAATAGTATGCAGTTGACAGCAGTTATGGAAGGTGTTCACTCGATTGATATAGGCATTTTAGTTACTCCTATTATAGTAGAGATGTTAGCCTATCTTGCAGACAGTCAAGATGTAGAATACAAAATAGGTAATGAAGAGCCTGAAGATGACGATACACCTAGTGAAGGTATGATAGCGGCGGCTCTGAACAAGTTAAAACAAGAAGAAGATAAACCTATTCCTGTCCCGGGAATAGATAATGAGGTTACTGAAGAAGAAGAGCCTAGTGGATTAATGGCAAGGAGAGCTTAATGGGATTTAGTTTAGCAGGATTTATTGGTGGTGCAGCAACTCAAGGTTTAAAAGACATTGAGGCAGAGGAGCTACGTGTTAAAAAATTCTATGAGAAAGAACTTGACAGGTCTGTTGCAGAGCAGAGAGAGATGCGTAAAGACAGGCGTAAGAAAGTAGAATCTCGTATGGAACAAATAACTATGCTTGAGTCTTTCTTTGGTGATGACCCACAGGCTAGAAACATGGCGGCTAAAGTAGTAGCAGGTGGCACAGCTAATGTTAATATGATATTAAACACTCTTCAAAAAGCTAGAGTTAATGGTGCAACAAAGGAAGATATGTTTAAGGCTATTCAGTATGTACCAGATAAAGATGCACCGAATCAATCTTTTGAAACAGCTAAAGACGCTGCTGAATCTATAACAGAAGTGATTAAGCCTATTGAGTTTGACTCTATATCTTCCGCAGCCTCAAAGCAAACTAAAGGTTTATTTGGTAGGCTTGTTAATAAAGATAAAATATTTAACACAATGGTTCAAGAATATAAAGACGTTGGTGGATTAAGAGATGAGCCTAATGATAAAGTTGTTCAAGCTCTAAAGGGAACACTAAAGGTAGACTTTACTCAACTACCGACAGAGGTTAAGTCATTAGACCAAAACTTAAATAGGGTAAGTGTAAGTATGTCTAAGCTAGATAAATCTAGTCCTACTTATCAGCAAGACTTTGACAAACTTAATAACGAAAAGAAACGTATCATAGGTATTATGAATGAAAAAGCTATTGCTTTAGAAGGTACACCTACGGATACTTCTGCTAGTATATCTGTACTAGGTACAAACTTAAACAGTGTTATATCAGATGCGGAAAAGTCAGTAGGATATGATAAAACTAAAAAGACAGCGATAGTAAATGGTCAACTAGTTGCGGTTGGGGATGCCCAAAAGGTACGTAATAAAGTTGTGGATAAGGCTAAGAAAGAATTTCTACTAACACTAGTAGATGGTGCAGGTCAACCCTTAAATAGTAAGGCTGCTTTTATAATAAGGTCAAGATTAAAAAATGAGTATGAAGAGTTAAAGGCTAGGTTAGAAGGTAAGGAAATAGAACCTACTGTAGATAAAAAGGAAAAGCTAACTAACCAAGAAGTAAAAGCGGCTCAAGACTTAGGTTCTCCTGAAGCTTATCTAAATGACCGTAGAAAAAAGGGATTGAATGATGCTGCTATTAAAGTAATATTAAAACAAGCATACCCTAATGCGGACATAGATAAATTATTAAAAGGATAGGTATCCGCTGTGAGCAATACTAACTTTGAGCTACTGAACAATCTGTATGCTGATGAGGATATAGATGAAGAGAATAATATTACCTCTCTGAATACCATCTATGGTGAATCTCAGATACCCGATGTTGAAGTAGAAGAGAAAGATGAAAACATTGAGTCCTTAAATAGTCTGTATGCTGAAGAAGAGGAGCAGACCATTGAGGATAAAAGACCTGCCGTTGAGCAACTAGAACTCCCGGAAGAATCAACTAAAACATTAACTGAATTTGCCAACGATGAAAAGTTTATAGAAGGCTTAAAGAAGTATGGTAAATCTAGATTTGGTGAGTCTGGTATTCCCCAAGAAGACGAGAGTAACGAAGACTACGTTAAACGTTTTATAACACACACAAGGCAACTTGAAACTAATTCTCTAGACTTAGGTGCTCAAGTAGCTTGGATGCGTGGTGCTTCAGAACAAGAGAAAGCTAACTTTGGTAGAGTATATCAAGAAATGGAAAGGCTTCCATCCTTCTACGAAGAAGGTGGTACTAGTGTATTAAGTGCAGTTAAAGACTATGGTCTTTCTGTATTTACTGACCCCTTAACTTACTTAGGTTTTGGTGTAGGTAAAGTTGTATCAGCAGGTGCTCAACAAGGAATCAAGAAACTTGTATTGGCAGGTGCAAAAGAAGCCGCTATAAAACAATCCAATAAACTACTAACTAAAGGTGGACTTAAGACAGGTCTTGCTGTAGGTGCTACTGAAGCAGGTGTAGGTGTGCTTCATAGCTTAGGTGGTCAAGAGATACGACAAGAAGCAGGAATGGAACTTAAAGGCGAAGATGGTAAGGTAGACTACGACTTAGGTGAAGCTGCTTTATTCGGTACTATCGGTGGTGTGCTAGGCTTTGGTGGTGGTGTAGGCATGAGTCGAAGTTTGTCTAAAGGAGTAGCCAAGAAAGAGATTGGAAAACAAGAAGCACTAGAAGCTGCTGAAGAGACTGTAGAAGAAACAGGTTTAGAATTATCTGAAGAAGCTATAGAAAATGTAAATAAACAAAACTTTAAATTTGATGTCAACGAAGGTTATAAAGTGTATGACAAGCTTAGTCCTGACTTCGATGTAGGTAAGTTAACTGACGTTAAAATAAAGAAGGATATACAGAATAGAGTTGGTCAAATTGGTGTACAGCTATTAGAAGAGATAGAACGACAGGGCAAATATAAAGACCTACCCAAAGAAATACTTAGCGAGAAACAGGTTACTAAGTTTGTAGGTAGACTACTTGTAGAGCAGGGTGATGTCATTGATGATGATGTATTGGATGCTGCTATAAGTCGTTCAGGTTTGTCTATGGAACAATTTACTCAAGCACTTAACGCAGGTCAGAACGAAGCAGGTAGTATACTTGGTGGGTTTGGTCAAGCGGGTAAGGTGTTTAAGAGATTAAAAGAACTAGACCCTGAGTTTGAAAAAAGATGGCAGAATCTTTATGGCTTAGAAAGTGAGACCCTAGGTTTTATGAACAAGGCTTATACTGTAATGCAGAAGCTAGACCGAAACCGTAGAGCATTAATGGTTACTCAGCTATCTACTACTATACGTAACGTAGCTACAGGTGGTATGCGTATGACTATGGAGATGGGTGCTAACGCTATTGAAACATCTTTATACCATTTAGGTAAAGCTACCTCTGCTGCTTTAAGAGGTGAGGGTAGTGTGCAAGGTATAAAGAATGGCTTAAAAGATATGGCGAAAGATGCCTTTGGTACTCTAGCTTTTATATCAGATTCAGGTCAGACAAAAGAAATAGCTGAAGCACTTCTCAAACATAATCCTAGATTATATAGACAGATAGACAGGTCTCTACAAGAGGTAGGTGCAGATAGTAGTGATGATTTATGGAGATTTTCCAAGTGGGCTAACAGCCTAAACATGGCTCAAGACAGGTTCTTTAGACGTGCTGTGTTTTCAGCTTCTGTTGATAAACAGATAAGAAGAACAGGACTTAAGGGATTAGGTGGTGAGGATGCCGCAGGTTTAGCCGAAGCTTTAGCTACAGGTAAGTCAGTTCCCGCTAGTGTCTTAAAACAAGCAACGGAAGATGCACTTTCTTTTACTTTCTCTCGGATGCCTAAAGCACAGAAGGGTAAGATAGGAGATAGTATTGCTCATTACTTTATAAAGTTTAATGAATCATTAGGTCCTATCCCCGGTCCTGTAGGTACAGCAGCATTTCCATTTGCTAGGTTTATGGCTAATGCCATGCAGTTTCAATTTAGTTATAGCCCATTGAGTATTCCTGCCGCAGCTTTTAACACTGTAGGCGGTGCAACTAAGTATATAAAGAAGGCTATCACAGGCAAGGGTGGTGAGGGTGCGGAAGCACAGATGAGATTAGCTAGGGAGCAGTTCTCTAAAGCCACTGTAGGTAGTGCTGCTCTAGTAGCCGCTATTAAGTATAGGATAGACAACCCTGATATAAAATGGTATGAAGGTGAAAAGGAAGATGGTAGGACTGTAGACCTCAGACCTTTCTTTCCTATCACTCCGTACTTAGCAGTAGCTGATGTTATTGTAAGACTAGGTCAAGGAAGAGAGATTGATACTAAGCAACTCATAGAAGGTTTAACAGGTGCTCAGTTTAGAGCAGGTGCTAGTTCATATATGATTGACTCCGCCTTTGAGTTCATGCGTGAAGATGGTAGTAATATACAACAAGAAAAACTAGGAGAGTTCTTTGGTGGATATGTAGGTGAAATCTTTGGTGGGTATGCCACACCCTTTAGAGTAGTTAAAGACATAGATGCAGCGTTTAACAAAGATGCGGCTACAGTTAGAGACTCTCGTCAGGTAGAGGGAAGTGGTGCATTAGAACGTGGGTTGAGTGCGGCTACAAACGCAATACAAAGAAACCTACCTTTCGTGGGTAAGGATTTACCCGCACTACAAAGTCCTACGCAAGAAGGTGATGTCATACAGCAAGACCCTTTAACAACACAGTTGACAGGTCAAAAAATGACAGCTAGAAGAACTGCTGTACAAAGAGAATTAATAAAGCATGGATATGAAGACTATCAGATTATCCCAACTACAGGCGATAAAGCAGCTGATGCCTACATTAAAAAGTATATGGGTAAGCTAGTAGCAGATAGTTTAGCCAATGAAATTGAATCGGATTATTACAAGGGTCTTTCAAGAGTTAAGCAAGAGGCTGCCATTAAAAATAAACTTTCTATGTATAGAGGCATTGCTAAAACATTAGGTGAAGCTGAAGCTATTCAAGAAAATACTAAAGCAGGTAAAAGATTTACTCCCTTTGATAGGGCACAATGGACACGAATGAGTAAGGTTGGTAGGAAGTTAGCAGACGAATACTATAAAAATAAATATGGTAAAACGGTTGCAGAGATGCAGAAAGACGAGCCTGAAACTAATCATTTCTATATAGGAAAAACAATAGGCAATAGTCTAAGTAGTGCTTACAGGTAAGACTACTGCCTACTAACGTTATCTATTATCGCCTGAACCTGATAATGTTCCACGTTCCTTTCTGCTATGTAACTTCTTCAAGTTTTCTTTCATAATCTCATTCAATGGAACACCTACCTCTTTAGCCATCATAGCACAATACCAAAGTACATCACCTATCTCTGATGCTATGGCAATCTTTTTTAGCTCATAGCCTTCCATATCTGCACCATCACGTATTAGTTTCTTTACCTTACCTGCTACTTCCCCTGCTTCACTCGTTAACCCTAGAGCTAAATACTCTAGGGCTTTGTCTTTAGGAAAGATGGCTGTTTGTCCTGCCTTCATTTCATAAAACTCGGCAGTCATTATCTCTGCTATAACGATTTTATCTTTCATGTATTTGTTCGCTTCTTCTTCTAGTTTCGACATTCTTTACCTTCTTAAGTTGTTGTGCATATGCAGAGTTATACCCACGTAACCATTCCCTTGCTTGCATAGTGTTTGGATTATATGGATTCTCTGTCATAATTATTTTAGCATCTCCATTTGTTTTCACATATTGCTTACCCTTGAAGGCATTAAACCCCCTATCAAACTGTATCCTCAAGGGAGCATCATACTTACTTAGATTTGGATTTCTCTTTCTCTTGATTCTCGATTGCATTTTCTTTACTCCTTTCAAAATATTTTATTAGTATGTTAATTCTTCCATCAAGATGCTCTAGTGCAGACATCTCTTTCTCAATAGTATCTATTACAGTTGCACGGTCTCTTGCACCAACGGGGTTGGTTAGCATAACCTCTACGTTAGCTATGTGTGCGTTCATCTGCCCTATCATCTTAGTTTTTATTGCGTTAATTATCATATCTCTCATGCTTCTGCTCCTTTAAATGCTTTTATAACATCAGATGAAAATAACTTTTGTAGATTAAGTAAGTACATTCTAGATGCTTTGTGGTCTCCACCTGAGACAGACTTCTTATAATCTAAGTTCTTTATTATCTTCTTTAAACTCTCTGTGTTAAATACCAATGTGCAAAAAGTATCTTCTCCTACACACAAATTATGAAACCAGTAGTCAGATTCAGTTGCATCTATTCCACTTGGTTTACCATAAGACTGATACTCAATGGCAATGTTACCTGTACGTTGCCACATATCTCTTTCACTTTTAACTTCTATCTTTTTGTTTTGTAACATGTCTGCTACAAGTTGCTCTCTCACTTGCCCATACTCTAGGTCAATATCAAACTTCTTTCTGTTCTCTTTACTTGGTGCTAGGTTATCCATTAGTGTCTCCTTTTCTTTTTGGTTTAGGTTTAAGGTGTAAAAATTCTCTAATGTGTAGTTTCCTACCCTTAAAGAACACGATTAAGTTTATAGTTGTGTTGATGGAAATGGCGATAAGTAACCACCATTGCCACCATAATAACTCAGAAGACTCTAACATTAATTAGATGTCAAGTCAACTACTTCACAGGCATCTGCTGTGCAAGCTAGTTCTCTACCACCTGATGTAGTGTCTTCCTTCTCATAGTCTGCTAATTTAGACCAATCAATTGACTCAGGCATCTCACTTGATAAGGCATAATACTTTGTTTCATCTATATCTTGGTAAGGTGCTTGAGCATACGTGTGGTCACTGAATGGTAAGAAAGATATACCTGATACTTCATCGAAGTTCTTATACACCCATGCTCCTACATCCATCCATTCATCTTCCTTGACAGATACAGTAACAGAAGGCTTGTGCTCACACCAATGTCTTTGGAACATGAGCCAATACTCTAGCTGTTCAATAGCTGACATCTGTGTTCTAGTGACTGCACCTGAAGGTGACTTCATTGGAAAGCTGAACACAGTAGTGCTATCAGGTTTCATGACACAAGGCTCGTGTGGTATACCACTCTCTTTCATAAACTGTGTCAATGGGTCTTTGTTATCCCCACGTACAGTTCTGATGTAGTAGTCATTGTGTCTAGCATGAATACCTGAAGCACTGTCAACTAATTGACTAACTGTACCACTAGGTTTTACACAAGTGATAGCAGTTGACTGTGGTATACCTAAGTCTTTAGCCATTTTCTTATTAGTTTCTACTGCCACTTCTCTTAATATTGAGAGAACTTCTTCTGTCCATATATTATTATCTAGGATACCTGTTAGGGAAACTCCTAATAATCTTTCTTCTTCTGTATTATCCTTCCATATCTTACGTAAATATTTAAAGCTAGTAAGAGTAGATTGTAATGTACCTAATATAGTAGCCATACGTACTTTCTCTGTTAGAGACGCTAAGTCATCCGTAGCTCTACATACTACCTCAGTTAGGTTACAGAACTGATATGGTCTAAGTATGATTTCACTACAGGGATTGCAACCAAACTCGTGGTCAATCTCACGTCTACCATTCTCAGATGCCTTAACTTTGGCTGCTTGTCTGTTAAAGATACCACGTTCACCTGACTTAGATTCATATAATGATGTCCATTCTCGCATGAATGTACCCATCTCAGGCTTACCTTTAAATGCTACAGAGTTATTGGCTAGTGCTCTCTGCCCTTCATTCTCCCACCATTGACCTGACTTAGCGTGTCTCATTTGGTCATCACCTAAGTTAGACAAAGATATAAGAGCAGACCTACGTACTCCACCTACAACTACAACCTCACCTATCTTGCACATAAGGTCGTGGCACTCAATAGGAAATAGTCTTCTACCTTTAGCACCTTCAAACTTCTGTATGCAGAATTGAAACAACTCAACTAAAGGTGCAGGTCCTGATGCCCTACCACCAAATGTTTTTAATCTAGCACCTGCAGGTCTTACCTCAGATACATCCCATGTAGGAACTTGTCCTGCATATAATAAAGATATTAACTCTCGTAATGCACGTGCCCAACCGGGTCTACTATCAGCTACTTTTATTATTGTAGATGACTTTTCAAAGTGCTCATTAACAACGGGTAGTTTGTCTACACTTTCTCTTTCTACGGAAAAACCTACACCTGTACCACACATTAAAATATACATACATTCATCAAATGAACGTGGACTATCTACAGGTATGTAACTACAGTTATAACCACCCACGTGACACCTGTCTAGAGCAGGTCCTGCAGTCATTAAGGCTCTCATGCTAGGCATAACACCTAAACTCATTATCTGCTCTGTAAGCTTATCTTTTAAAGCTTTAGTAATAGTGTACGAATAGTTCTTCTTAAGGTGGTCAGACATGTAATTAAAGTATCTGTCTACTGTCTCACCCCAATTCTCTCTCCTCTGTTCATCTTCCTTCCATCTTGCATAGCGAGAGAGTGCTATAAAGTTTTGATAGTCGGTTGGTAAATAGTTTTGTATCATTTATATATCCTCGCTAACTAATTTCATATTGTTTATTCTTACTCCTTCTATTTCATGGAAGGTTTCTCTTATGTATTCTTCAATCTCGTCACTAACCATGCCATCAGCGGGTACAGCATACTCATCTGGGTCTATGGAAAGTGTCATCATTATCTTAACTTTTATCATCGTAGACCTCAATAAGTTTATTCAGATACCACTGTGCTTTTTTTAAATCCTCTACACCGTTCTTATATCTGAATCTCCATAGGTATTTAACTATGTTGCCCTGTAGATAGTAATCAAACCCATCAACTAACATAGCTTCTAAGGCATCGATGGTTTCAATACCCGCTTTGTTATAGTGTTTAGGACTATTAACCATATCTTCTTCCATTTGCTTCTCCCTTTCTGCTCTGTAAGCCATGTATTCTAGATGTCTCATAGGCTTTTTACCACAGTCCGATGACGTTGTCAATGCTTAGTTTCTCTTCCAAATGTAATATGTATTACATTGTCTTCTTCTTTCTCTACCTTTGAGCTAGGCTTAGATGGTATATCAAAAACATCCTCAATAGGTAGGTGTTTATTTGCTTCTTCTTCAACAGCATCTCTAAATAATTTATTATGTTCCATCAAGGGAACGGTAGAGCATATCTGCCTAGTTAAGTTTAGCATAGCTTCAAAGTCATCATCACTTAACGGGTTATCTTTTCCTACCATAATATTTAATGACACATCTCCTGTCCAACCTTTAGAATCTAGGTGAGGTTTTATTTGTATAACAAAGTCTTCATCGTCTAAGTATTTATCACTAATCATTTTATTCTCCTTACTTTTTTACCTGCAAATTTAATTATTGTAGGATGTTTGTTCTTACCTTTTTCTTTTAGCCAATCTTCAGGGATTATTCTATCATAATATCTGAATCCATACTTGTCACACCACTGACCATACGTAGACTTAGCACCTTTACTTAGCTTACGTCTGCTATTCTCAAAGACAAATCTGATATCTAATCGTGGATGTTGTTTCTTAACAGCTAGATGCTTACGTCTATCTCCTGCAAGAAACCTTCCCTTTGTCTCAATGATAATGCCATTGTTCAGTATAAAGTCAGGGGTATAGGTTCTGTAGGCTAAGTCTTCCCACTCTATCTTAATAGATTCGTAGTCATACTTATGATTACGTTCCTCTAGATAGAGTGAGACCTTATGCTCTAGTCCACTTCTATACCCATACTTATACGCAGCACGTGTTGCCTTGTGAGAAGGATACATTATGCTACCTTAATATACTGAACCATCTTTGGTTCTCTTGCAGATGACTTCTGTGCAGGTAACTCTTTCAAAGTTTCCCAACACGTATATCTGAAGTCACAAAAGTTACAGTTCCTATTCAGGACTAGATTACCTGTAGGCTTACCTCTAAACGTTTCTTCTTCTGGCTCAAAGCATCTCTCTAATTCTTTAGAATTGGCTTTGGCAATAGTCTTCTCGATGTCATCTAAGACACTAGTTGTATCCGCATTTTTAGCTGACACGTATTTGAACTGTCCATTAGACTTGTTCACTACCCACCAACCGCCTATGTTTTTACCACTCGCTTTCGCATACCCAACGAGTTGACCTACATAGCCAAAGCTATCACCTTTAGCTAGAGACTCAAAGGACTCAAACTTATTTCTGTAAGACCAATCAGATGCTGATTTAATATCATCAACACAATCATCTAACACTAAGTCATAAGTTCCCTTTACATTGATACCATTTTTTAGAGGCAATGTAACTTCTTCACTGTCTTGGTAATCTATCTTAGCTTCTTTCAGCAATGCTTTAAATACAGCTTCGACTATATCACCAATCATCATGGTCATCAAGAAGTTATTACCTTTTGGTAAAGCTTTATCAGGGTGATTCTTTTCAAACCAAAGCTGACAGGAAGGTTTCCCTATGTTAGACATACGTAATTTAAAATCCTTCCTATCATTCTTTGAGCCGAACTGACGAACCATAGCTTCCTTTATATCGGATGCTACACCTTCAATAGTCTCCATAGACATCTGCTTCTTAGATGCAAGTATATCTTCTAGCAACTTGTATATCGCCAATTCAGCACGATGGTTCATTAGCTTGCATCCACTTCTACAAAGTCTTCGACTATGTCTTTCATGGCATCATCCGCTTTACTACCTACGTTTGAATCCCACTCACTGACTATATACTGATTATAGTTTTGTATCCATGATATAAAATCCCCAAAGATAACTTGGTCTTCATCAGTAGTTTCAATAGTACTAGATACATCTAGAGTTGCTGTAGGTAAGTAAAAAGAGTTACCATTAGGTAGCTTACGCTCTTGAGTTTCTAATCCAATATGATGCTGTACAGGTAGCCTTCTTAAATCCGCTAACTTAGCGAAAGGTTTTCCTACATCTTTAAATGCATCACGATTATCTATCTCCCATATAAAAGGAGTTGTCTCAAAAGAAATGCTCTCACCTTTTTCGTTGTAAGGTTCTAGTAAATCTACTAAACCAAAGATGACACGTACCCTTTTAATCTGCTTGATTAAGTCTTGGGTTTCTGTAGGTAATGCCTTAAAGTCTTGTATATAACCTGCAGGTTTACCGCAGTTGAAGCCACCTTGATTATCTTTTAAGTCTAGGTTAAGTGAATCTGCCATGACAGTCTTATGGTATATACCCATAGGCTCTCCCATCTTGGCGTTCATATTTTTAACAAACCTCTTGTACATGTACCTCTGCATGAATGGTCTTATTCTAGCAGTCTTACTATAATAGGTTTCTCCATCAGGTATCTCAAGTTTGTAAGTACCACCTTCAACTACCTCTACGTTTACATTCTTGCCATTCATTTTGGTTTCACCCATGATTGGTGAATGGTTTATTCTGAAACGTGGTAACTGCTGAGACTTCTTTGTATCAGAGGACTTTGAACCCTCTCCTGCTATACCCATAGCCTTAGCCATTGCTTCGTAGTTATTGGTATCAATCGTTACTAAATTATTATTATCCATATGTATTGCTCCTTTCTGTGAGTCAAATGTTGTATAGTTATATCAGCTAACATCTTTCGTGTCAAGCCAATTATCACCTATTTTTGCTTCAAGTAATAATGGTACATTGAACTCGATGCTAAACTGTTTCTCAATAATAGATTGGAGACTACTATTGAGTAGTTTGATAAGATATAATACTTGTGTTATCTCATCAGGATGTATGTCAACAACTACAGAATCATGTACTGAATTAACAATACATGACTTATAATTAGCTAACAGGTTCTCCATGTGTATTAATACAATGGGAACTATGTCGGCAGTAGCAAAGCTTTGTACAGGATAGTTCTTTATCTGTGTAAAGAAGCTTACTGTGCCATTCATTCTTCTTTGAACATCAGGAAAAGAAAACTCTCTGCCTGATGGTGTGGATATCTTGCCTGTCTCTAGAGCTTCTTTAGCCAATCGGGAGTGCCAAGCTTTGATTCCTGTGTACTTCTTTGTAAAGTGTTCATAGTACTCCGCTTCAGCTTTACTTCTTCCAAAGCCTGTTGCTCCGTAGAGAGGTGCAAATGTGTGTGCTTTCGCATCCTGCCTAGAAGTCGGTTGACCCGCATCTGTAATAACTTTAGACGTATATGAGTGAACATCAAATCCAGTAGAGACTTCATTCATTGCCACCTTATCTTGTGATAGATATGCCGCAGCTCGAAACTCTAGCTGTGCAAAGTCAGCTTCAAGTATCTTGCCACCTTTCCAACGTGATACGAATACCTTCTTTACAGGAAACGTACCACCTCTAGGCATATTCTGCATATTAGGGTCTGCACCGCTGAATCTACCTGTGGCAGTTCTGTGTTGTAATAATCTCACATGAAGCTTACCATCAGTTTTAACGTGTGCCTTTATACCCTCTACAAAAGAACTTAAGTATGAGTCTAGAGCCGACAAACGTTTAACATCTGTCAAGAAATTGACAGCGTCTGTCATGTTGTTACGTTTAGCCATGCTCTGTAGCATATCCAAGTTAGTCTTTGAAACACCAAAACCATTGGCTGATACCCACTTAGAGTTTGGTGCTTTAAACTTTAGTCCTGCGACTAATCCAAGAGATTGAAGACTATAACCATGACCACCACAGTCAATGTGCTTAGTGGTATTTGCGTAAGGAGTTCCATTCTTTCTTACCTTTCTTATCTGCCCTGTGCCATTACAACCTCTGCATGATACAGCCTTTGTTTTAAATACTATGCTTGAGTTCTTAGATACAGTATCGTTGAAATGACTCTTGTCCATATAAGGAGTAAAGGCATTAGCCCACATAGTTTTATCGTGTGGTTTTCTGCTGTATATAACCCAAGACATCTGCTCTGGACTATTTAGATTAATAGGAGTGTCACCCATAAGAGTTCGTATTTGAACCTGTAATCTCTTTTCTATCTCAAGCTTCTCTGTTTCAAACTGAAGCCTAACTTCCTCTAGCTTCTCTTCATCTACAGCAAAGCCTGTATTATATATATGAGCTAGAGTGACACATACCCTATTAGTTAATACAACACACTCCATCAATGATGAATCTGTAGTCATCAATCTTTTTGTTAGTTTCTCAGCTAACTGTTGTGTTGCATGTAAGTCTGCCGATAAGTACGAAGACAATTCATCAGGTGGTATCTCATCAACGCCTATACCCTGTTTAAAATACTCCTTCAAAGTATCCTGCTTCTTTGTATCTAACTCATACCTTTCAGCACAAGCTTCTAGTGATAAGGGTTCTTTCTGTCCACGTTGCAAGACATACTCGCCTAGCATTGTGTCAAACACAGGACCATCATACTTGAAGCCACACTCCCATAGCCACATTAAATCATATGCTATGTTGTGT